CGAAAACGAGTGGGTCCGCTCGAAGCAGACCGGCGTGGACAACTTCCGCACGAAGTTTCTCCAGAAGGTCATCTGCGACGAGAAGGGCGAATTGCTCTTCACCACGCCCGAGGACATTGCCGCCCTGGGCAAGAAGAGCGCCAAGGTGATGGGCCTCATCTGGCAGAAGGCGATGGAGCACAACGCCCTCACGGAAGAGGACGTGCAAGAACTGGGAAAAGCCTAAACGCCAGGCCGACGCGCCGGTTCATGTTCCGCCTGGCGGCCCACCTCGGCATGACTGTCCGCGAACTCGGAGAGCGGATGGACTCTCGCGAGTTTGCCGAGTGGGTGGCGATGCACCGTTTCTTTGAGCCGCTGCCCGATCCGTGGAGGCAGACGGGGCTGCTAGCCTCCGCATCCCTTGCGCCATACTGCCCTAAAGGCCGCACGCCCAAGGCCGAAGACTTCGTGCCGGTCGAGACGCCGAAGCAGCACGACAACCAGATTGCCGACGCCATTGAGCAGGCGAAGGCTCGCATGGCGAAGAAAGGCTCCGCGTAATGGCTACCGTCCTCGGCTTGGCGATGAAGATCACGGCAGACGCCAGTGGTCTCCAGAAGAGCCTGACGCCGGTAGATCGGGCGCTCCAGAAGTTGGGCGAGCAGGCGAGCGCATCGGCGTCTTTGTTCGACAAGTTCTTGGGCAGCACGAGCGGTGCGTCGGCGGCCCAGCGGCAGGTGGCCACCGACATTGCGTTTCTCACGTCGGCCCTGAAAACGGGGCAGGTCACGGCCCAACAGTTCGCGGAAGAGTTTGCGAAGATTCAGACGGCGGCCAGTGGCACCGCAGCCGCCTTCGCAGAAGGGCAACGGCTGACGGAACAGTTTGCGTCGGCGCAGGAGCGGCAGGCGTCCACCACGCAGCGGCTCGCCCAACTGTACGACCTCGGGGCCATCAGTCTTGAGACCTACAACCGAGCCTCTGCGGCGTCGCTGGGCCTGAACGAGCAGGCCGCCCGATCTGAGCAGGAGCGTGCGTCGCTGTCGGCCCGTGCGGCCCAGTTGCAGGAGCAGGCCCGCAGCCCGCTTGAGCGGTACGACAACCAAGTGCAGGAGCTGGTCACGCATCTCAACGCTGGCAGCCTCACGCAGCAGCAGTTCAACACGCTGGTGGCTCAGGCCACGCAAACCTTCGTCCGTGCTGAATCCGCCGCCAAGGGCTACGACGCGGCCGTGGAGCAGGCGGGCAAGAAGGGCAACCTTGCGTTCAACGAACTGGCGGGCACGCTCGCCGTCCTGCCGGGGCCGATTGGCAACGTCGCCGGTAGGCTCTCCGGCATTTCCAGTGCGGCCGAGGGGCTCAACCGCATCTTCTCCAACGGCGGCGGGATTGGACAGTTCGGTGCCGCCATCGCCGGGCTCGTGAATCCGACGACGCTGGCCCTTGGTGGGCTGGCTGCGTTTGGTGCTGGGGCCGTGGCTGTGGGCCGTGGGCTCGTGCAACTCGAAGGCGAGGTCGAGCGGCTCGGGCAACTGGCCGAACGGCTCGGCGTCTCGTTTGGGTTCGTGCAGGTTCTGGAGACGGCTGCGAATCAGACGGGCACCAGCGTCGAGGCGCTCGGCGGCAGTTTCACCAAGTTCCTCCGCTCGGTGGACGATGCCCGCGATGGTGGCAAGAACGCTGCCGCTGCGTTCAAGACGCTTGGACTGAGCACGGAGGACGTGCGGAACGCCGACCCCGAGACGCTCTTCACGCAGTCGGCCGACGCGATTGCCCGCATTGCCGACCCGGCGAAGCGTGCCGCCACGGCGGTGGCCCTGTTTGGCAAGAGCGGTGCCGAGTTGCTGCCTGTGTTCCGACAGCTGGGTGCCGCTGCGGTGGACCTCGAGCGGATCGGCGGGGCACTGACCGACCAGCAGCGAGCCGAGATTGACGCCTTCGGCAATTCGCTGGACCGGCTCGGCGTTGCTTCGCAGGGGCTGAAGCGGCAGCTCATCGCCAACTTCGCTGGCTTCGGGAAAATCGTGACGGATGAGACGGCCGACGCGGTTGGCGCACTGAATCAATTCGTAAAGTCACTTGATGACACGGCCAGCAGCAAGACGTGGCTTGGCTTCCAGAAGTCGGCGGCACGGCTGAAGGTAGACCAAGAAATAATTGCAAGCCGCGAGCGGCTAAGAAAGGCTAACGAGGAACTAGCCCGGCAGAACATCCCTCAACTCATTTCAGACGATCAAGTTCTGTCTGCGCAGCGGCTCTTCAAAACGCTCGACGATCTCAAGGCCGCATCCGAAGACTTTGGTGCAAACCAAGAACTGGCGGCAGCGGCGGCGGGCAAGGCCATCGACCTCTTCTCCAAGGAGGCCGAGGCCGCTGGGATGTCGGCCGACAACATCAAGGCATTCGCCGATTCCGCCGACGCCGACTTCAAGCGATTCATCGACGGGATCAACCGGGTTGCCGACGAATCAAAGAAGGCTGCGGAAGAGCGGGAGCAGGCGGTCCAGCGGCTTATCCAGGCCGATGCCCAGCGTGCCGACGCCTTCATCCGGCAGAACGGTCTCGGCAACGAAAACGAAGCCGCCGAGAACCTGCTGGCGATCACGCGGCAGATCAAGCAGGCGGAAGAGGCAATCGCCGAGGCGAGGAAGAATAACGACGCAGATGCCGCCCAGGCCGCCACTCGCCGCCTCCGCCTTCTGGACCAGGCCAAGGCCGCCGCCCAAGACACGGTGGCCTTCGGCTTCAATCAAAACGACATCGCGCAGGCGGTGGGCGGCGCACGGAAGGCCGTCGATGAAGTACTGGTGGCCGCTCTTGATTTTGGTGCGCAGGGGGCCAAGGCGGCGGCAGACTTCGAGAAGGCGTTTGGCAACGCCGAAAGAAACCTGCAGCTGAAGATCATCGACCCGAAGCAGTTTGAGGACGGGGTGCAGAAGCAGAGGCAGATATTCGACGACCGCATCAAGCGGTTGGAGGAGATTCGCAATCTGGAATTGCAAATCATTGAGGAGCGGGCCAGCGTTGAGGAAGACCGGCTCGCCGCCCTGCGACGCACCGCACAGCAGCCGCTCCAGGTTGCCGACATCCGCACGCAAGAGGGCGCGTCGGAACTCGTGCGGCTGGCCACGGGCCGCGAAGATCCGGCGATCGCTGAATACCGAAAGCAACTTGACGCACTGCGCAGACTGGAAAACAAACTTGATCGGCTGGCCGCAGCGCCCGTCGATATTCGTGGGTGAAGCATGGCAGTAGTGAGCACCAAAGAACTCGGCCGCTCGTTCTCGCACCGCTTCGGTGAAAGCCCCACGGCGCAGGTTCGCATAGCGTTTCTGCTTGACGGCGCGACGACCACGCAGGCAATCCTTGCGTCTGGCGGCTACTTCCACGGCACGGCGCACCCCGAATATACCTACATGCTCTGCACCGATGGCCAGGTGACAGAGTCGAGTGCTTATCAGGCTGAGGCCGTCTACTCGTTTGCCACGCCTGCGGTTGGCACTGTCGGTTTTCAGGCCAGCCCGCTAGCTCGCGCCGACGTGTGGTCGTTCTCCACGGGCGGCGTGGCTGTGCCAACGTTTCGCTACTACAACGGCACAGGAAACACAGACATTAAGCTGCTTGTGAACTCTGCCGGCGACATCATCGAAGGTGCCCAAGCCATCGAGGGCGAGCTGCGGGTAACAATCGCCGGAAACCGCGCCGCGTTTCCTAAAGCCGACGCCGTAGCCGTCACTGGCGCGCTCAATGCAGATAGCTTCATGGGGGCAGCGCCGTATCAGTGGCAGTGCCTCGGGATCAGCGGCCAGCAGACCACTGAGGTGGTGAACGGCGTGGAAGTTAATTACTGGCAAGTCACAGCCGAGCTTACATACAAGCCGAGCGGGTATCAGCTGTACCTGCCGAACGCCGGGTGGAACTACCTAGACGGCGGCACGCTAAAGCGCGCGACCGTCAAGGGGCCGCCACCAGACAGCGAAGACATCCCGTCCGCAAACGTCGTGAAGCTGACTGCCGACGGCGCAATTCAAACTTCCGGCGAGCCTATCATCTTGCAGCGCCGCGTGAACCCTGCGGTGAACTTCGCCACATACTTCGGCACGCCGCCGGTCTAAGGTGAGGCATGGCGAAGAAGGCAGACAACAAGCCGGCCGCTCCTGAGCGCGTCACGTTCACAAGCGGCGCGGCTGACCGCATCGCCAAGGTGGTCCGCGCCGTCGAGGGCGGCGACCGCGACTGCGGCCCGCTGACGTTTGGGGCTCGCATCGGCGGCGTGTCTGGCAAGACCTTCCGCGTCGGCACCTTCACCGGCGCGTGGTCGATCAACGACACGAAAACGGTGACGTTTAAGAATCAGACGGCCACGCCGAATACCGTGGCGGCGGTGAATCTGTTCTTCCCGTTCTCTGCTGCGACCAACGCAACGACTGACTGCGCCATCGCCAAAGACGGCACAGCGTGGTATCTGATCGACGTGCCCTTCGAGACTGCGACGGCGGTTTTTGCTGGCTCGACCACGACAGGCATCGTCGTTTCGTCCACGCAATCCACCAGCCGCGTAACTGACGTAACGCTTTCGGCCACGCTCAACACGTCCAACTGCACCATCTCAATCGGCAAGACGCTTGTGACGGCATCTACGATTTTTGTGACTGGCACAGCCACGGGCGTCTTCGTGCAGTCCACGTTTACTTCCACGTTCCTGCGGTTCAAGGTGTAGAGATGGCGTGTTGTTGTGGCGGTCCGACAAATTGCGAGCTGTGTTGTACGCACAAATGCCCCTCTGGCTCAGCATTTGCCGGGAAGCCGTGTAGCGACATCTATATGGATTTCTCTGTTGCGGCAACAGACATTACGGCATCAGGATTCATAACCCCCAGTGGGCCTAGGCCGTGCGTGGAGTCTGGGGCCTTCAGCTACACGCTGCCGTGGGCTACTTGGGCTGGAGGCGGGAATCAGTCTCCTTTTCAAAATCTGAGAGCATCTTTGTGCAAGCTGGGATTTTATGTAGACCCATTTATTTGGGGCGATCGAATAGTTTTACTTACTGGCGGAAAATCTGCTTTTACAACCCAACTGCAATGCGAGC